ATGAACCAACTGGGAAACAATATATTGGAAAAAAAGTTTTATTTCACAACAAAAAAGTCAAAATAGGAAAAAAAGAACTTGCTAAATTGCAAGGAGTAGTAGGACGTCGTCCAGCTTACAAATTAGTAGTAAAAGAATCAGATTGGTTAAACTATTATGGTTCTCAAAAAGATATTAAAGTATTATTATCTGAAGGTAAGAAAGATGAATTTACACGTAATATATTAAAGTGTGTACCTACTAAAAAAGCATTAACCTATTTTGAAATAAAATATCAAATGCTATACCAAGTATTAGAAAAACCTGATGAATTTTTTAATGATAATATATTAGGCAAATTCTTTACTAAGGATCTTCAAGAAATGCAATATGAAGATCCCGTGGAAATTAATAATATTTAACGTATATTGTCCATATGATTAATCAGTTATTAGTGACTTTGGTTAACTCTGTGCTTGGCACGGGGAAACAAACTGCAAGAGGAAATATGGCTTACACCTGTCCTCATTGTAATCACCATAAACCAAAATTAGAAATTAATTTTACTGAAAACAAACAAGGTCATAATCCTTGGCATTGTTGGGTGTGTAATAAAAAAGGTAAATCAATACTTCAATTATTAAGAAAAGCAGGAGCATCTCAAGATAAAATATCTGAAGCTAAAACTTATGTTAAAGATGTTAATTACGTTACTAAAGAAAAAGTTGTAAATGCACTCAAACTACCTTCAGAATATACACGTTTAGACCAATTAGATAACAACAATATAATTAAACGACATGCCTTAGCGTATCTTAATAAAAGGGGTGTTACTAACACGGATGTTAGCAAATATAATATTGGTTATTGTGAAAGTGGCTTATATAAAAACATGATAATTTTACCAACTTATGATTCAGATGGTAGATTAAATTATTTTACAGCACGTTCTTTTGAAAAAGATGCTTTTGTAAAGTATAGAAACCCACAAACATCACGAGATATAATACCTAATGAACATTTTATTAATTGGAAATTACCTATTATAATATGTGAAGGTTTATTTGATGCAATAGCAATTAAAAGAAATGCAATACCTTTATTAGGTAAAAATATTCAAAGTAACTTAATGAAAAAAATAGTTACTTCTTATGTAAAAAAGATTTATATAGCGTTAGATAAGGATGCTATAAAACAAGCTTTACACTTTTGTGAAAAATTAATGATGGAAGGTAAAGAAGTCTATTTTGTTGATATGCAAGATAAGGATCCGAGTGAAATGGGTTTTAAAAATTTCACAAAACTGATTCAAAAAACAGTTCCTTTAACTTATTCATCCCTATTGGAACACAAATTATCTTTATGATAAAAAAATCGTATAATAGAATTTTAGAGATCTCAGACGATCACAAACAAATTACACTACCTGATTCAAGGTATTACAGACGTAATGGTGAGTATTATCCATCTATTACTTATGTTTTAAATTGTTATCCAAAAGGCAAATTTTTTCAAGATTGGCTTAAAAAGGTAGGTTATAGTGCTGACTGGATTGTTAAAAAAGCTAGTGAAGAAGGTACAGCTGTACATGAAATGATAGAGGATTATTTTGCAGGTAAAGAATTAAATTATTTAAGCGAAAGTGGTTATCCTAAAATGGATCCTTTAGTTTGGCAAATGTTTTTACGTTTTGTTGATTTTTGGGAAACTCATAAACCCACGTTAATTGAAACAGAAGTACATTTATTTAGTGAAGAACTTAAAGTAGCTGGTACTTGTGATTTAATTTGTGAAATTGATGGTGAATTATGGGTTATTGATTTTAAAACATCTAACCATTTACAAACAACTTATGACTTACAAGGTGCAGCATATGCTCAATGTTATAAAGAATGTTTTGGTAAAGAAGCAGCTCGTATAGGGGTATTATGGTTAAAATCTAAATCTAGAGGAGTAGATAATTCGGGTAAACGTTTAAAAGGTAAAAATTGGGAAATATATGAATCACCTAGATCACAAGAAGAAAATATTGATATTTACAAATCAGTAAAAAGAATATTTGATTTAGAAAATCCTAAACATAAACCAGCAACAACCTCGTTTAAAACTTCTGTAAAACGAAATGTCTAAAACAATATTCTTTCCTATAGGTAAGGTATGTACAGCAGCTTATGCTGCTAATGAAGCAAAGGTTCGAGTAATAAATTATCCTTTTGATTGGAGTGGTAATTCATATAAAACTGTATCTTATATATTAGATAATGGTTTAGATAACATATTTGATGATGTTGAAATAGTAAATAGCGGTTTATTTGAAGGAAAACAAATATGGGATAAAACATATAATATGATGTTCATCCATGAAAAAGAAGATAAGTTATCTACCATTAAAAAGAAATATTTAAAACGATACACTAATATCATTAACGATATTAAAAATAGTAATAATATCTATCTAATTCAGAGCTCTAATTGCGAACGTGGGTTATCAGACCATTACAGTGACCTTGTACCTTTTTTTAAAAGTAATATTTTAATTGAAGAAAACATGGATAGTAATGATGTAAATTGTATAAAAGAATCTGTTTTAAAGATAAATCCTAATATCAATGTTAAAATAAGTAGCTACAGTTTATATAATACTTTAGTAGAAGAATTAAAGACTTCCGCGTAGAAATTTGGCTACCGCATAGAAGGGTCGTATATTTACACCGTAAATAATAAAAATAATAAAGGTTATGATAAGAAAGAAAAAAGATTTATCCCCTAAAAATCCTATGATAATAGATTTAACAGGTCCAGATGGTAATGCTTTTGCATTACTAGGATATGCTAAAAATTTTAGTAAACAATTAAGTTTAGATTGGGACTCAATTAGAGAAGAAATGACTAAAGGGGACTATGAAGAATTACTTAAGGTATTTGATAGATATTTTGGTTCATTTGTAATATTAGAAAGATAATTATGCAATTTAAAAATTTAAATTTTGAAGATCACCCAGTAGTACCAGATGCTATTCAAGCAACAGCAGTATGTGATAATGGTAAAAGAATATCAGTTGTAGCGGGTGTTGGTTTGTACAGTACATCTAGAGCAGGTGTTAGAAAAAGAGCCAATAATGTTGAAGATGTTTCCTCATTTGAAGTAATGGTAGGAGATGGTGAAGTTATAGGATGGCAATCAAGAGAACAAATTAACGAAATATTTGAAAAAAATGGATAAAGAATTAGTTTATTTAACATTAAATAAGATTTTAGATGCATTGGAAAGTAATAGTCCTAGTACAGCTAAAATGATTACTGAAAATTTTGTTGAAGAAATAAAACATGGTGTATATGACAAGTGAAGAAATTTATTGGGAAGAGCAGGAATATAATCGCGCTCAAGAAATTATGCAAAAGAATGTTATGGAGGTAACTAAGGAAGAGTTAGAGTTTTTAAAAAAAATGAACATGATTTAAACTTCCATATTTATAACATATGATAAAACTAGAAAACATACTACAAGAAGTAACTAATGCTGCAGGTGTAAACTCTGGAGCTATTGGAGGACAAGATAAACCAAAAGCAATAATTTTAGCTGGAGCCCCTGGCGCTGGAAAAGGGTATGTTTTAAAAGGTTTAAATATTGGAGGATTCCAAGTATTAAATATAGATGATGCTTATATTAATAATCTTAAAAAAGCAAATGTATCATTAGACTTAAAAAATGCTAGTGCAGAAGAAAGAAGTAAACAAGCTTTAGCAATGGCAGATGCTAATAAAGAATTTAAAGGTAAAGTTGAAAAAACAGTTGAAGGTAAAGAAAATTTTATTTTAGATGGTACAGCTGCCTCATATAAAAAAACGGAAGCATTAGTTGAAGAATTAAAAAAAGCTGGATATGAAGTATTTATGCTTTATGTTTATACTGATTTAGAAAGATCACTTAAACAAAATGAATTAAGATTCCAAGCATCAGGTGGTAAAGATAGAAGTTTAGCACCAGCGATTGTATTAAAAACATGGAATAATGTAACTCAAAATTATGGCCCTTATAGAGCTTTATTTGGAGATGATAATTTTATATCAGTTGCTAATACTTTAGAAGATGAAAAACTAGAAGATTTAGATGCAATAGTAGATAAATATTTAAAACCATTTTCACCTAAAGATACTAAACCAAAAACAGCAGCAAGACAAGCATACTCTGATAGACAAAAGGAAAAAACAAACTCTCAAATTAGAGCTTTACTAGCAGATCAAGGTGTTAAAGATATAATTGACAATTCTATTTCAAGAGAAGAGGCACAAGTAGCCTTATCAAAATTTTTAAATAAGTAAATGAGTTTAGTTAAAGAAATAATAAGGGGATTATTGCCCGAGGAAGAAAAAAGAACTATAGCTGTATATGGAGGTGGTTTTAAACCACCAACTGCTGGCCATTTTGAAGTAGTAGAAACAGCTATTAAAAAAAACCCTAACATTGATAAA